AGGCCATGGTGGGCACCATGTGGAAGGTGCCCGGGCCGGGCCGCCACTCCTGGAAGGCCTCGGCGATGGCCGACAGAGGGCCCCAGTTCGGGTCGCGGCAGTTGAAAACGAGCTCCATGTCGTTGATGCCGGCCACCGCGTCGATGCGCATGATCGGCAAGCAAACGTGCATGGTGAGCCCGCGAGCGTTCGCCGCCTTAAAGCGGTAGGTCGCGGACACAGTGCGCGACTGCGTGAGCTGGCGTGAGAGGCTGGTGGCGCCGCCGCCAGGCCCCGCGCGCATGCGGCCGCGGCTTGCCTTGCGCGCGTCGGCGCGGCGGCGCTGGCTCTTGCCCTTGGCGGCGCGCTTGCGCGGCTGCTGCTGCTTCGAGGCCTTCTTCGCCATGTTTTTGTATGTGACTGGGCTTCCCACGGGGTCGTCGGGCCCGATGTAGCTTGTGGGTGCGCCGGCGGCCCCACACGCCGGCGCATCAGCAGTCGGCATCGATAATGGCCGCAGCGAGCGCGCTGAACTCGGTGGCCGCAAGGTCGCACGGCGCCGGCGCCGCATTGGCGATGTAAGCGCACAGGAGCTGCGCTGGGGCGGCTGCCACCGGGTAGACCAGCGCGAACCACGCCCAAAAGCGCTCGGGGTCGGGCTCGTGGAGCGTGTACTCGCGGTGTTGGCGGAGCTCGGCCCGGAACGGCCGCGAAGGCCGGTCGCTTGCCCGGCGCGCGTGCTCGACGACAGCGGCGTACAATGGGTGCGCGTGCGCAGCCCGGTACAGGCTCGCTGCGTTCGCGCCCAAGTACGCGGGCCAATTCGACTCGGTGATGTGCGGGCTAACGGTCGTCCCGGCCCGCCGTAGAGCACGGCCGACCTTGGGCACGACGCACGACCCAAGCATGGCGCCACGGTGCCTGTACGGCATGCAGGGCACGAGGCGCAGCTGGCAAAACTGCACATGCAGCAAGTCGGTGACAACACCTGCTGGTCGCAGCCCGAGTGCGCTGAGCACTCCATCAAAGTGCGCGCGGAAAGCAGAGGCTCCGTCCCACGTGTCGGCGGCATAAATGCACACGGCAACGCCCATGGCGGTGTTGCTAACGGTGGTGCGCATGAGCCCGCTGCGCAGGCGGCCGGCAGCGACAGCGCGTGTGCCTGCGGCGCACTTGGTGGCGCCGCGGCGGAGCTTCGCTTCGATTCGAGCCACAAGCCGTGGCAGGCCAAACAGTTCGTCGTCAATGACCCGCAT